AATTTTTCATATGATGAGCATGTAGCTTCTGAGGGGCTTGAATGGAGTGGAAGTCCGCTCTTTATAGGGATAGATGATTCGGGGAATTTGCCCGCTGCGGTAGTGGTAGAGGCGCTTGAAGGGAGGCGAGCACATGTGCTGATGGAATACTGGACAGAGAAATACGGAATAGTGGATTTTGGGAAGATGTTTCTTGCGGAATTGAGGCGTCGTTTTCCCGATGCTCCGATAGGAGCTGTGTGGGGTGATCCCGCTGGTGAGCAGCGGTATTCGACTCGGCGGGGAGGGTTCACATCGAATGCTGAGCTTCTGCGACAGGAATGCGGGCTTGATGTGAGGCCGAGTGAGCAGAACCCTACGGTTCGAATACAGGCTGTAGAACAGATGCTTGCTCGTCGGGGAGCTGTGAGGATAGATAAGAGTTGCAGGCGATTGATTTCGGGATTCAGTGGTGGGTACTGTTATCCCGAATACACGGATGGTAGAATAGGTGCAAAGCCTATAAAGAACCGATTTTCGCATGTACACGATGCGCTTCAATATGTTTTTGTGAAGCTTTACGGGCCTGCTGCCGCAAGGCGACTTACGGAGGAAGAGGCTCGAATGTATGAGAGGCTTGATATTGAACGTAATCGTTATAGTCCTCTTGATTGGGGGTTAGAATGAGTACACAGTTTGCTGGTACCATAGCTGGCCGAATTGATGGTCGAGCTGATCCTGTAGATTACGGAGTAGATGAAGCTACTCGGAGCCTTCCTGTAAACTTGCGGGTTTGGGATCCAGATACTCTGCAGCGGGTTCGGATGCGACAACCTTTAATTTCAGAAGAAACCTCGGTTCAGTGGAAAGATACAAGATACGAATACGATACAGATGGGAATCTAATATATAAGGGGCTTCATGAGGTGATGAATGCTTCTGAAGATGATGCAAACTGGTGGGTATTTAAATATGAGTATGATGGAAACGGCAATTTAATTCGAAAACGCATTCAGCAAACAAGCTGGACAAATAGAACAAGTGGGTGGAGTTAAAAATGGCACGTTTTGTAATACTTGAGAAGGTAGGAGGGCGCAATAGGATTTATCTTGAGTACAACGAACAGGAGTTTGTTCGAAGGCTCGTTGCTCGTGTACTTGAGAATCTTGCGATATATTGCGATCACAAGCGTGATAAGCATACGAAAGAAGAGGTGAAACGTGCGATCATTGAAGCTTTTTCGCAGATGGCGAAAGAGTTTAAGGATCGCACTGTTATTATGACTTAGGGAGGAGAATATGGCATCTGAAGATAAAAGAAGACAAAAAGAAGTAATGAAACAAATATCAAATTGGTTTGAAGACTTAAAAAAGACAAGGCAAAAATGGGAAGTTGAATGGTATGAAATCAGTAAGTTTCTTGATCCTAAAAGGGAAACGCTTTTTAAAAATACTGATGAGGTGAAGGTTGGTAAATATATTTTTGATGGTACGCCGATAAGTGCGCATAGGTTGCTTGTAGATGGGCTTATGGGATATTTGATTTCGCCTTCTTTGCCCTGGTTCAGACTGAGAATGGGGAATAGGAAATTGGAGCAATTAGAAGGGGTGAAATTGTGGCTTCAGCAAGTAGAGAAACATTTTTATTCGCTTTTCAGGCGCAGTAATTTCTATGGGCAGATGTATTCGCTTCTTGAGATTGGTTCTTCGTACGGTACTGCTACGATGTATTTTGAGGAAAAAGCGACAAAGAAAATAGTGTCTTTTAAAACGCTTCATCCTATGGAAGCGTATATAAGCACTGACAGTGATGATAAGCCGAATGCGGTGTTCAGACTTTTTAAGATGAAAGCGAGAAATATTCTCGAACGTTTTGACAAAGAGCAGATAAGGTGTGAGATTCTTGAGATGCTGGAAAAGAGCCCAGAAGAGAAATACAAGATTCTTCATGCGGTTTTCCCGAGAACGGAAAGAGAAATAGGGAAGTTAACAAAAACGAATAAACAGTGGGCTTCGTATTATATTCTGTGGGATCATGAAGAGATGTTAAGTGAAGGTGGGTATGATGCTTTTCCATATGTGGTATGGTGGTGGGAAAAGAATAGCTATGAGGATTACGGGCGTAGCCCTGCATGGGAAGCTCTTGCTGATATAAAAGGTTTAAATCAGATGGGGCGGACACTGCTTGAAGCTGCAAACAAAGCTGTGGAACCGCCTCTTAATGTGCCAGCTCGACTTAAGGGGATGGTTCGGATTAAGCCAAATGGGATAAATTACATTGAAAGTCCAGATGAGCGAATAGAGCCTATAAATCTTGTGAGTGGTTATCCTGTTGGAGTGGATAGAGAAGAGCGGAAACAGGAAGCAATAAAGAAGCATTTCAGAGTTGAGTTTTTCCTGATGCTGGCAAATGCGACTCGCCGTATGACCGCATATGAAGTGGCAGAGCGACAAGCTGAGAAGGCTGCGCTTCTTGAGTCTCCTATTACTCGGCTTGGTACTGATGTGCTGAATCCGATATTTGATAGGATTTTTGAGATTGAATGGAGAGCTGGCAGAATACCACCACCACCGCCTTCTCTTGCGAAATATTCAGGAGAAGAGCTTGAGGTGGATTATGTGGGACCGCTGGCTCAGGCGCAGAAGAGGCTTTTCAGGACACAGGGAACGGATAGATTCTTGGAGCGGGCTATTCCGATTATTCAGATTAATCCAGAGGTTGCTGATAATGTGGATTGGGATCAGCTCATACGTGAGTATATGGAAGCGGATAATGTACCACAGGAGATAGTTGTTCCTGAAGACAAAGTAGCGAAGATGAGAGAATTGCGAAACAGGATGAAGCAACTTCAGGCTCAGTTGCAATTGAGGCAACAAGAAATTGAAAATTATCAGAAATTGGCTAAGGCGCCAGAAGAAGGAAGCCCCGTAGGTGCTGAAATTGGTCCAGCAGAAGGAGAATAAAATGTACGATGAAAGCTTTGATGATGAAACAACGCAATTGTATAGGGAAGTATTTTCTACACCAAAGGGGAAAAAAGTATTAACTCATATGTTATGTGAGCTTGGATATTTCGATGAGGTTCCCCTTGATGATAAAATGGCAATAGCTTTACAAAATTATGCAAAGCACCTACTTTGTAGGCTTGGAATAATAAGAGGCGATGTGCTTTATGACCATGTATCACTTCTTTTTAGAATACCATTTCAACCTAAAGGAGAGTAAATATGGGAGATATTTTTGAAAAAATAATTCCACAAGATGAACCTGATAATGAGGAGAAAGATTATGGGACATTTAACACTGATACAGTTAGCAAAGAGAACGAAGATATTAAGCAAGAACCACCAGAAGAGCCAGAAAAAGAAGAAACTGAGCTCGAAGAAGAGGAGAAAAAAGAAGTAGAAACTGAAGAAAGTGAAGAAGAAAAAGAGGAAAAGGAAATAAAAAAAGAAGAAGAAGAGTTGCCGAAATGGATGTATCAGCTTCCTCGAAGTATGCGGATGCAACAGGATATTGTGGATGAATTGAAAGACTTTAAAACGATTAAGGAGCTGGTAGAGGATTATCTTGATGTTTTGGATAGACTTGATGAGTCGGTGGTTATTCCTGGTGAAGATGCAAGTGAAGAAGAGATAAAAGAGTTTTTAGAGAGGATGGGAGTGCCTGAAGATCCTTCTGAATATGAGATTGAACCCTGGAAAACTCCAGATGGAGAGGAAATAGATGTTACTATTCGTGAGCCACTTATAGAAGCAATGCATAAAGTAAGGCTTTCAAAGACTCAGGCTAAAAGACTGTATGAGGAAATGGGTCGGATATTTCTTAAAAAAGTGGAGATTGAACAAGAAGAGATTGAGGAAAATGCGAGAGCAAATGAGGAATATTTCAGAATTAAATGGGGACAAAACTATGATAAAAATATGAGTGCTATAATAGATACGATACATAAGCTGGGGAGCCCAGATTTGATTGAGGCGATAGATAAGTCTGGCTTAGGCAACAATAGGGATTTTATTAATTTTATGTACAATGTAAGTAAGAATTTCGCTGAAGATCAGTTTGTTAGCGGGGAACCAGCTGTAACAGAAGAAGAGATTCCACGGATGCTTAGTTATCCTTCTATGGAAAATATGCAAAAGGAGTAAATTAATGGCTGAAAGAAAAATTCAATTAACTATTTACGGGACAAGGGCTTATGAAGGAGAGTACAAGCCTCAGGCTGGAGATGTTAAGAGGCTTGGATTTGGCTGGTTTATTTATGAAAATGGCAAATGGAGAAGGATGAAACCATCTGAATTAAGGTCTTTTAAAAAGACTCAGGGAAATTACAGAAAAGCGCAAAAAGCTGGTCAATGATAATTTTTCTCTTGATAATATTTATTGGTTATGCTATAATAG